GCAGTGAACCAGGCCAGGGCTGCCTCACGATGGTAGGCATTGTCCTCGACCCCGAGGTAGTCGATGAAAAAGGTCTCGACCCGCTCGATCCCATCCCATTCCAGGCTCTCCAGCCGGTCGATCACCGGGTGGAAGGAATTGCACCTGGCCGCTGTCTCGACAGCCGCGGTAATGTCCAGCACGCTCGCATCCAGACCGTAGCCGCCTTGTTCTTCCGGCGCGGCCAGGATCAGCTTGCGGTCGTATTCGTCGGCGTCCAGCCACTCGCGCCCGTTGAAGTGATCCTCGATCGGCACGCGCGACAGGTCCAGCCCGGGGAAGTCCACCAGCTTTCGGGTGACGATCTTCCGGGTGAAGAGGTTGTAGGAGATGGTGCCCTTGAAGATCGGGTCGTGTTGGAAAATCAGGTTGACGTTGTGGACGGTCTTGGCGACCGCTCCGGTCTCGGGGTGCACGACAAGGGCGGTGCGCCAGCTCTTCTTGCTCGGTTTATTCGAGTCCCGAACAATCTCTCTAACTTCTCCCTCGCCCGGCTCGTCATCGTCGAACCGCCCGGCCGTGTTCTCGGTGTCGTCATCGAAACTGGCACGCCGCCCCTCCAGCAGGGCCTCCTTGACCGCGGGATCACGGCCCGCGAACTCTACCATTGCCCGGTAGCTTGGCAGCTTGCCCGGCGAAGTGCCTTCGCGCACCGACTCGTCGAGGTGGCCAAACTTGTGAATGCGCATCAGGTCCCAGGCGTTCGCTGCCCCCTCGATGGGGTCCGAACCATGGTGGGAATAAAGAAACAGCCCGTCATCGTATGACACAGCCCCATTGGCGGCGGTGCCCGGGACATAGGTGTAGCGCGGATGGCCGTCTGTGCTGACACCGGACTCGTAAATGTCGGCAAGAAATTTGGCGATCACCTCGTCCACTGTGTAGGTGCGGCACCATGCGCCGATGATCCCCGGTTTCTCGCGCGGGTCTTCCATCTTGCGGTTGGGGTCCGCTCCCCGGGCGGTCTTTTCGTCCGAGCGCATGGGCAGCTGGGTATGGTCGCGCCAGTCGCCCTCGAACGACTCAAGCATCGCGTCCACGTCCAGGATTTCGCCTTCGTTGCGTTCGCAGCGGTATTCCTGGTCGCGTGAACGCGACGGCATGTATGAGACTTGGGCGAAACGGTGCGAGACTACATCCACCGCGTCGATCGAGGCTTGCGGATCGGCGAACAGGCGCGCGGCCAAGATGCGGGTGAGCGCATTCGCCTCGTCATGGTCCACCGGTCGGGACAGAGGCATGTGGATGCGCCAGCGCGGACTCTCCGGGCAATGCTTGCGGGTGGTGTGCCGCAGGAACTCATAGTCGCAGATCGGCGACAGACCCATCTCGATCTCGCCCACCTGGGCGGGCGTCACTGCGTCGAGATCGAAGGACAGTAGTGTGCGCTTGAGCATGTTCACCAAGCGACGCTTGCCGTCCTTGAAATGCGCCCCAACGATGAAGCCTGGAGCCGCCTTGCGGACGCCTTGTTCATCGACTGAAAGCTTGAGGTATTGGGCGAAGGTCAAACCCTCGTCCACCGACGGACGCTCGAATTTGCGGCAGAATTTTCGCCAGGTGATCGTGATGTTCTTGACCCGGCCGCGGTTTTCCTGCCCGGTCGAGATACGCAACTTGTGAAAATCGTTCTTGCCTGACATTCGCCCCTCCAGAATCACGCCAGCCGAGCGCCGTCAGCAGGAGGCGGAGCCGTCGCTGTATTGCTTGAACTCGGGAAGCGCGAAGCGGATCAGGTTTTCCCAGTAGAGGGGCATCTCTGGGTGGCGGTCGTGCGAAAGCCGAAGGATTTCCAACGCCACACGAATCTTGAGTGAATCATGCCTGAGAGCCCGATAGACGGTTTCGTGGCTCAGGCCGAGGTCCTTGGCAAAGCCAGGCACGTCGAAGAACCCGCCAGGCGTTCGGTGATCCGGGAAGTATTCCATCAGCAGGTTGTAGAGGTCATTGTAGATGTGGAGCGGTTTTCCCTTGCCCGGCATGGCCTTACCCTTTCTGATGATTCTTTAGCTGATACGGCTATCATAATTACTTGTGTAGGGAAATATCACTTTTCAGTTGAAGCTACCATATATTGTGCGTTAGAAGGGCCGCATCGGAAGATTCGCCAAGACAAATGAGAGGAGCACCACATGAGCCTGGAAGCTGCGATTGCGGAACTCACGGCCGCAGTCAGGGAAAACACCGAAGTTCACGCGAAGTTCGCAGAGATTGCCCGGACTGCATCGAAGTCGGCACAGCCCAAGAAAGCCGTCGATGACGAAGCGTCTGAGGAGGCCAAGGCCGAGAAAAGCGAACCTCAGAAGAAGGCCGCATCGAAAAAGGCGGCTGCAAAAAAGAACGGAACCGCTCGGAAGCGGAAGCCGGTTGCGGTCAGGGGCGCGGTGGATGAGAGCGCAATTCGCCAGATTGCCCGGGCCTACCTCGACGGCGAAGACGAGGACGAACGCGAAGCGAAGAAGAAGAATGTGAGCGCGGCGTTCGAGCATCTCGGCGTGAAGAAGCTCAGCGACCTCGAAGACGACACCGAGCGGGCGAAACTGGCAGCCTATATCGCCCATTGGGAGGCCGGGGCCAATCTCGGCTTCGACGCCATCGACGACCTCGTAGCCGAAGCTGCGGGGGACGATGACGAGGACATGGACGAAATGCTCGACTGACGAGCGCCTTGCGCGGGCACCCTACCCACACCTCTTCCTCCCTGAAACCGGGGTGCCCGCGCACCAGCGCATCGAGACACAAGATGAAACTCGTTGACACGAACCCGAAGACCCGTTTCGGAATGGCCAAGCCGGGCGTTGCAGACGTCCCGCCCGTAGCGCTGATCCATCTTGGACTTGCCATGCGTGACGGGGCGCAGAAATACGGCAGGGTCAACTACCGGGAGCATCCGGTGACGGCCTCCGTTTACTACGAAGCCGCTATGAGGCATCTGATGGCTTGGTGGGATGGCGAGGATAGCGCCGAGGATTCCGGCGTGCACCATCTCGGCCACGTCATGGCCTGCTGTGCCATTCTCCTAGACACCGAGGCGCAAGGGACCCTGAATGACGACCGCCCGAAACCGACCGGGCGCTTCGCCGAACTCATCGCGCAACTCACGGCCCCGATGAACGGGGCGGAAGGCGATCATTGGGCTTCCAGCATCGTCGATTCCCCTGCTGAGGCCTCGATGCTCGACCGAATTCTCGGCGGCTCTGAGGAACAGCGCGGCAACGAAGATGAGGACAAATGGGAAGAACCCGGCATTGATGAGTGTGTGAACGCGGTAAACCAGTGGCTCAACGATGCACAGAACCATGCTGAGGAAATCCGCCGGTCGAGCCTGCTGCATGACTGGCTGAACGAGAACGATGCGGCCTCGGTTTCCGACCTTGGAGAACCCTATCAGCGTGTGCTGTTCGCAAACTGGCTACGCCACCAAGGGGGGCGCATCTGATGCCCTCGGCGCACGCCAGGCTTTCTCCTTCTGCCGCACACCGTTGGCTCCGCTGCCCGGGATCGGTGGGCTTGTGCGAAACACTCGGAGAGGACCGCAGCAGCGAGTTCGCCGCCGAGGGGACAGTGGCCCATCATATCCGGGAATCCTGTCTGGCCTTCGGCTTCGAGCCAGAGGAATTTCTCGGCCAAACCATCAAGGCCGACGGGTTCGAGTTCGAAGTTACGGAAGAGATGGTCGAGGCGCTGCGCCCAGGGATCGAGTGGGTTCGTGAACGCCCCGGGCGCGTCGTGAACGAGATGCGCGTCTCATTCGACCGCTGGCTACCGGGGCAGTTCGGAACGCTGGACGTGGGGATCATCTCAGACGACCTCATCACCATTAACGACCTGAAATACGGCGCAGGCGTCCCCGTCTCGCCCGAGCACAACGAGCAGCTTATGACCTACGCGCTCGGGTTCTGGGATAATGTCGCCCGGTTCGAGACCGACGCGACCGAGTTCCTCCTTGTCATCGACCAACCCCGGGCGCAGGGCGGCGGCGGGGAGTGGCAGGTATCGCTCGACGAGTTGCTGGAATTCGGCACAACCCTTGAGGCGGGATACGAGGCCGTTCACAGCGACGATCCAGCCCTCAACGCCGGGGAAAAGCAGTGCCGCTTCTGCCCCGCGAAAGGCATCTGCCCGGAACTGGCCCGCTTCAATCTGGAACTCATGGGCTCCAAGTTCGACGATCTGGACGGTGACGAACTCCAGCTGAACGATGCCGACACCATGACCCCTGACAGGCTGGCGAAGGTTGTGCTGAACTCCGACATGATCCGTCGGTGGCTCGATTCCGTGCACGCCAAGGTGCTCGCCGACACCCTGTCAGGCAACCCGCCGCCAGGCATCAAGGCGGTCAGGGGCCGCAGGGGAGTCAAGAAATGGATCGACGAGAAGGCGGCAGAGGAATTCCTGTCGAAGTCCCTCGGCCCGTCAGAGATGTTCCACCCGAAGAAGCTTATCTCGCCCGCGCAGGCCGAGAAAAAACTACCCCCCGACAAATCCGAGCGCCTCGAACGCTTCTGGACGCAAGCGGAAGGAAAACCCGTCCTGGTTCCCGAGGACGACAAGCGCCCCGCAATCAGCCAGGCAGACAAGTTCGACGACTAGCCATGCCCGGATATTCACCAAAAACGTAAACCGTCAACCGAAGAAAGGAAACGACATGGCAACCGAGAAAGACCCCCGCGAGGTTTACCTCAAGAACGTCCGGCTTTCTTACCCGCATCTGACCGAAAAGCAGAAGGCGACCGAGGACGCGACACCGAAGTATTCGGCGGCCTTCCTGATCGACCCCTCGACCAAGGTCGGAAGGCAGAACATCAAGCGCATCAAGGCGGCGATGGCGGCAGCCGAGGAACAGGCGTTCAAGAAGACCGGCCTGCGCTACAAGGATGACCGCATCTGCTTCAAGGACGGCAACGAGTGCTACAATCAGAACGGCGACGTGAAGGACGGCTACGAGGACATGATGGTCCTCCGGGCCTCCAACCCCAACCCGATCACCCTGCTGCACCGCAACAAGAAGACCGTCGATCCCGACAATTCGCCCTTCTACGGCGGCTGCTATGTCGAGGCCATTGTCCGGCTCTACGGCACCAAGAAGGGCGGCGCCCCCGGCCTGTTTGCGAGCCTGGAAGCCGTGCGTTTCTGGGAGGATGGCGAGCACTTCGGCAGCCCGCCCGTGGGTGCCGACGCTTTCGATGACGACGACGAGGAGGACGATTTCGACGAAGACGACGACCTCCTCGACTGACCGGAACGGGCGCGGTTTGCCACCACTCACACTCTGACCGCGCCCACTATCCCCCGCGAGGCGCCGGACGACCGATGACGGCCTACTACAACGAGAATGATCCAGAGGCAGCAGCCGTCCTGCGGGAGTTGATCAAGGTCGGCCTCATCGCACAGGGCGAGGTCGATGACCGCAGCATTCGGGAGGTCGATCCGAGAGACCTCGCGGGGTTCACCCAATGTCATTTCTTCGCGGGGATCGGCGTCTGGAGCTACGCCTTGCGTCTGGCAGACTGGCCGGACGACAGCCCTGCCTGGACCGGCTCATGCCCGTGCCAGCCTTTTTCATCCGCCGGAAAACGCAAGGGAACCGAAGATGACCGCCACCTTTGGCCCGTATGGTTCGACCTCATCCGAGAGTGCCAGCCTGTCGTCGTATTTGGCGAACAGGTTGCGTCGAAGGACGGCCTCGGTTGGCTCGACCTTGTATCGGCTGACCTGGAAGCAGCGGACTACGCCCTCGGGACGACCGATCTTTGCGCTGCGGGCGTCGGTGCACCGCATATCCGCCAGCGGCTCTTTTTCGGGGCCTACCATCGCCGATCTGCCCTGCCGGGGCTGGGCCACCACGACCGCGCGGGATGGCTCTCGCGGAACGCTGCCGCCCCGACCGACCGACGCGGGAGTTCCGCTGGATCAGATGGCCGCGCTGGCGGGCTGGGTCACGGCGTCGGCGCGGGACTGGAAGGACACGCCCGGCATGGCGACGGAGGCGGTGAACCCGGACGGATCGAAGCGAAAGCGAGTGGATCAGCTGCCCCGACAGGCGCTGCTGGCCCTGGGCACCCCGGTCCGACGAACGGCTTCTGGAGAGATGCTGACTGGCTCCTCTGCCGGGATGGAAGGTGGCGCCCCGTTGAACCCGGAACATTCCCGCTGGCTAATGGGTCTCCCGCCCGCGTGGGGCTTTTGCGCTGCTATGGCAATGCAATCGTTCCCGAGGTCGCAAAGGCGTTCATCTGTGATTTCCGGGACGCCTTCCATGCGCTCAAGGACACCGACGCCTTCCTCGAAGGTTACGGTGAAAGAGCTTCTGAGCTAGAGGCCCGCGATGCCGATTGACGCCTATCTCAGGAGCGTCGCGCTCGCCCATGCCCCGCCGCCAGGGCGGCCGATCTTCCATCTCGACTACGAGACCTTCTCGGAGATCGACCTCAAGAAGACCGGTGCTTCGGTCTATGCCCTGCATCCATCGACCGAGGTTCTCATGCTCGCCTACGGCTGGGGCGACGGCCCGGTCAGGCAGTGGGTTCCCGCTCTCGGCGAGGAAATGCCCCAGGAACTGGCCGAGGTTCTGCGCGACCCCACAGTTACTCTGGCGGCCTGGAACGCGCCGTTCGAAATGGCGATCACCCGGCACACGCTGGGGATTGCCGTTGCCCGGGAACGCTGGCTGGACGTGATGGCGCTCGCCTATTCTCTGTCGCTGCCGGGGAAGCTGTCGAAATGCGGAGAGGTCATCGGGCTGGCCGAAGACCAGAAGAAACTCCAGCGCGGCACGCTGCTGGTCAGGAAGTTCTGCAAGCCCCGAAAGCCGACGAAGAACAAGCCCTGGACCCGGAGCACCGCGGAAACCGATCCCGCGGACTGGCAGGAGTTTCTCGAATACAACCGCCAGGACGTGATTGCCGAACGCGCCATCTACCGGCGGCTCAGGAAATTCCAGATGCCGGACCACGAATGGCGGCTCTGGCACCTGGACCAGAAGATCAACGACGCGGGTATCCCCATCAACATGAACGCCGTGCGGGCGGCGGTGCGACTGACCGAAAGCACGATCCGCAAGGACCTGCGACGGATGGGTCAGCTGACCGGGTTGTCAAATCCCAACAGCACCCAGCAGCTCCTGCCATGGCTTCGGGCGAACGGCTACCCGTTCGAGGACCTCAAGAAGGGCCATGTCGAGCGCGCGGCGAAGATGGTCGAGGAATGGGAACATGACGAAGACGCCGATCCCTTCGCTTACAGCCCGGAATACAAGGAGGTTCTCGACCTTCGGCTCCGCGTCTCGAAATCATCGGTGAAGAAGTTCCGCGCGCTTCTGGTCGCAACCGACGCCGACGGTAAACTCCGTGGATGCCACCAGTTCGCGGGCGCCGGGCGGACCTGGCGCTGGGCGGGGCGCCGGTTCCAGCCGCAGAACCTCTCCAAACCCGAGAAATATCTGGAGGATCGGGTCCCCGAGCTGGTGCATGACGTAGAGCACCTTTCCGAGGCCGAAATCCGGGCCAAATACGAGAACCCGATGGACGTTCTGGTCGCCTGCGTTCGGCCGATGGTGCAGGCACCGGAGGGTCATCTTCTGGTCGATGCCGACCTTTCCGCGATCGAGAACGTGGTGCTCGGGTGGCTGGCGCGTGACGACAAGATTCTGCGCGTGTTCCGCGAAGGGCTGGACCCTTACATCGACTTCGCCGTGGATATGTTCGGCAAGCCTTACGAGGAGATCGAGGCGGTCGTCAAATCCGGCGACAAGACCATGCGGACGACGGCAAAGCCCGGGGTGCTGGGCTGCGGCTACATGCTGGGGCCGGGCGAAGAGCGGGAAAACCCCCGCACCGGAGAAATCGAAGCCACCGGCCTTCTCGGCTACGCCTGGAACATGAAGGTCCCCTTCACCCGGGAGATGGCCGAACTGTCGGTCAGGACATTCCGGGGCAAGTTCGTCGATGTGGTCCAGTTCTGGTGGGATTTGGACCGGGCTGTGCGTCGGGTGCTACGGACCGGAAATCCCGAGAAGGTAGGCTATCTCAGGATCGACCTAAAGAAGCCGTTCATGCGGATCAGGCTCCCCAGCGGGCGGTTTCTGCACTACCTCCGCCCGAAGATCATCAAGAAGCGAACGCCGTGGGGTGAACTGAAACCCCAGGTCTCCTACGAACAGATGGACAACGGCCGCTGGCGCCGGGTCACTACGCATCCCGGGAAGCTGGCCGAAAACGTCACTCAGGCGGTGGCCCGGGACATTCTGGCAAACGGCATGACGTTGGCCGACCGGGCGGGCATCGACATTCGTCTGCACGTCCATGACCAGATCGTGGCCGTTGCCCACGAGGACCGCGCCGAGGACGCGCTGCAAACGCTGATCCGCTGCATGACCACCCGCCCGGCATGGGCGGACGACAAGTTGCCGCTTAAAGCTGCCGGGCTTACCACCAAGGTTTTCATCAAGGACTGAGGAATGAAGTGTGGCATGGCGCGCCGCGAAGCCTTCATCGAGAACGAAGTTTGCAAGCACGCCCGCGCTTTGGGGTGGCGCGTGCGCAAGATGCAGTTCATCGGCCGACGCGGCTGCCCCGACCGCTGGTTTTTCGGCCCGGACGGACAGCTGGTTGTCATTGAGTTCAAGGACCCGAACGGCAAGCTCTCGGTCGCCCAGCGCCGGGAAATCAACTGGATGAAGGCCAATGGCTTCAATGTCCATGTTGTAAATGACGTCGAGACCGGGTGCGAGATTTTCGACACCCTGTCGGATGAGGGTCCCGCGGATGAGTGAACCCAGCGCTCTCAGGTGCCCGGGCGATCTTCGCCCCTATCAGCGGGACCTCGCAATCCGGCTGCGCGATGACTTCGGGAAGAAGCCCGGCGCGTTGCTTGCGGTGCAAATGTCACTTGGCAAGACCGTGATGACGGCCACCGCGATGCGCTGGTTGCTGGACGAATTCATGGTGCGGCGCTGGCTCATCATCGCCCCGCTTCGCGTGGCCCAAATGACCTGGCCGGACGAGTTCGGCGCCTGGAGCCACCTGCGCCCCCTGAAATGGGTCAGCCTTTGCGGCACCCGGATCGGACAATCCGTTTCACCTGCCAAGCGGACAGAACTGCTCCGGCAGTTTCTGGCGGACTCCTCTCAGGAAATCGCTATCATCAACCGCGAGAACGTGGTGTGGCTCTACCGCACCTTGCGCGAGATGGGCCATGAGTGGCCATTCGACGGGATCGTCTATGATGAATCCTCGCGCCTGAAAGAGGGGAGGAAACGAACCGGCAGCAGACGTCTGTCGGAGTTCGGCGCCCTGGCCAAGGTCAGGAAGCACATCTCTTACGTCATCGAACTGACCGGAACCCCGACCCCCAACGGGCTGATCGACCTGTGGGGCCAGCTCTACCTGATCGACCAGGGGCGGCGGCTCGGCACCACCAAGACCGCGTTCCTTCGGCGCTGGTTCGACTCGGATTACATGGGCTGGACCCATACACCGAAACCGAATGCGGAGCGGGAAATCCTCGGCCGAATCAAGGACGTCACCGTGTCACTCAAGACCCGGGACGTGATCGCTCTCCCCGAAATCGTCACCTCGAACGTGTTTGTCGAACTGACCGAGAAGGAGATGCGCGACTACCGGCGTTTCGAGCGCGAACTGGCGCTGGAGGAGCACGACATTGAAGCCGTCAACCGAGGCGTTCTGACTTTCAAGCTACTCCAATACGCCAACGGCTCGGTCTATCGGACCGACGAGGATAGCTTCCCGCCGAAACGAGAGGTCGTCCGCATCCATGACCACAAGCTGCACGCGATGGATTCCATTCTGGCGGAAACGGGGGGCGCGAACCTGTTGGTCGCCTATTCTTACAAGTTCGACCTGGACGCGCTGAAAAAACGCTACCGTTTCGCCCGTGTCGCCGAAGAGCCGGGCGCCCTGGACGACTGGAACGCGGGCAAGGTCAGGATGCTGCTCGCACATCCCGCCTCGATAGGTCACGGCATGAATATCCAGTTCGGCGGCCACCACATCGTCTGGTTCGGGCTGAACCCGAGCCTTGAGCTGTATCAGCAGTTCAACGCACGGCTCCCCCGCCCCGGACAGAAGGCGGACCGCGTGTTCATTCACCACATCCTCGCACGGGGCACTTTCGACGAAAAGCTGATACGGATTCTCGCGGACAAAGACGCCACCCAAGAGCGGATCACCGACGCCGTGAAGTCTCACCTTCGGGTGATGGATACCTGACCAAAAAGACAGGTTGCCAACGGGAGACCTCCCATTCTGCGCTTTGGCGTGCGCAACCATAAACAGGCGTTTGGCCCATATTTTATTACGTTATTGCCAAGCGAATCACTCGACTATTATCATCCTTAACCTCTCGTCAACAGAAAAATCATTGACGGGGGCTGATAATTCAACTACCTGTTGAAAGGTGAAGGATTAAGTTTGCAGTTCCGCAATGATCTTAGGGCAGAAGTGAGGACGCCGTGGCACAAGAAACGACCGCCGAATTCGGATACAGGCTGACCCAGGCCCTGGAGGGACACCCTCATGCGCCCCCAACCCCTTTCGGGCGACTGACCTGGTTGAAGCGTGAGCTGGAGAAGGTCGCGGGCGTCAAGGTCAGCGTCAATACGGTGCATAAATGGGTCCACGGCACCAGCCGCCCACGAGAAGATAATGTGCGGGCTCTGGCGAAGGTCCTGAAGGTTGATGAGGTCTGGCTGTCGATGGGCCGGAAGCCCGTCGAGACAGAAAATGCGCCGCCAGTTGCCGCGACGGCCCGAGGCCCCGCCCTTTTGGTGGCTGGCCTGATCGAGGTCTCGGGAGGACGAGTTACCTTTCCAGATGCCGGATCGGGGGAAACTCCCCACCTGTGGGCCAATATCGGCGACAAGCAATTCGGCATTATCGCCGTGACTCCCCAGAGCGACGACGGCGAGAAGGTTTCGTTCGTGATCCCCGAACCCATAGCTGAGCATCGGGTTCTCGGGGTGGTCCAGGCCGCAGCTTCTACGCCGGGTATCTGTGTATCCATTCTCGACTTGACCGGGGTCGAGCGCCAGTCATTCGGCGGGTTCTCGGTCGTTCAACTGGAGCGTCGCAAGGGCGGCCGCTACAAGGCACAGGGCCATAGGAAACTCCTTGAAACCCTCAGCCGGATAGAGGAAGTGACGCCCTGAGAAAGTTGTAAATCTGTTGTAAGCCCCAAATTTGGCTTCTAAGCCTCTGTGAGAAAATAGAAAACGATCAAAGGGTCGCCCACCATGAATTCTTCCCCGAAAGCGAAAATACGCGAAAAACACGCCTGTTTTCAACGCCTTGTTGACAGGCGGGAACCGAAGCGCATTGCACGGAACTGCCCGATTTACCCCTGAAATGAAGCGATTTTGTTGTAAAAATCGCCCTCTTACAACACCCGAGCAAAGCCGTTTACAACACTTGCCGCGTTGTAAGGATTCGCACCGCCAAAGGTTTTCAAATGCTGACAGACAAACAGATTCGATCCGCGAAACCCTCAGACCGCCTCTACCGCATGGCCGACGGCGGTGGCCTTTTCCTCGCCATCCACCCGAGCGGGCGCAAGACGTTTCAATTGATGTTCCGCGCCCAGGGGAAACAGACGACCCGAACCTTGGGGGAATACCCGGACCTGACGCTGGCCGATGCCCGCTTCGAAAGGGAGGCCATCAAGCGCCGGTTGCGGCGCGGAGAATGCCCGCCTGAGTTGGTTAAACGATCCCATACCTCGCCCGATCAGCCCGAGATCGTTCCCGAAAGGAGCTGGGCGCAGTGGATGCGTCGCTACCTGACGAAACGGCGGCGCGAAGGGGCGGCCCCCGCGACGATGAAAAAACTGGAGCTTCACGCAGAAATCGCGGGAAAGGTGCTTGATGACATGGACCCCCGCGAAATCAAGGCAGGGCACATCATCGAAGCCTGTCGCCATTACGAAGAGAAGGGGATGCTGAATTCAGCCCATGCCGTGCGCGCCCTCTGTTCGCAGGTATTCCGTTTCTGCATCGCGCATGGGGCAGCGGATTTCGACCCGGCCGCTCCAGCGCGGGACGCAATCGCCCGCCCCCGCAACACGGGTTACGCAGGCGTGACGGACCCGAAACGGATCGGGGAACTCATGCTGGCAATCCAGCGCTACCAGGGCGATCCGGTGGTGCGGGTGGGCCTGCTGCTCTCGGCTTACCTGTTCCCACGCAACGGCGAAATCAGGCGCATGACCTGGGGTCAGATCGACTTTGACAAGGCGCTCTGGACTGTTCCCGCGGCCCAGATGAAGAAAAAGCGAGAGCATCTTGTCCCGCTCCCGAGACAGGCGCTCGACCAGCTGGCCTGGCTGCGTCAACTGACCGGACGGGAAGAACTCGTGCTCCACTCCCGAACCTCCAACAGCGGTATTCTTTCGGAGAACACCTTCAACCAGGCTCTGCGCAAGATCGGTTTCGGCCCGCAAGAGCATGTTCACCACGGGTTCAGGATCACCGCATCGACGATCCTCAACGAACAGGGTTGGAATTCCGACTGGATCGAACGGCAACTGGCCCATGTCGAGGAAAACAAGATCAGGGGCGCCTACAACAAGGCTCTCTATCTGCGCGACCGGGCTCTGATGATGCAGGCCTACGCCGACTGGTTGGACGAACGGGCGGAAGAAGCGGAAATTCGGGGGTAGGCGAAGCCGGGGCTGGGGGTGGAGGAGCGATGACGAAGCCCCGGCTTCGCCTATTGGCGGGCGACCCGCCGACGGCAAATTGGCATGAGCCAACGGCACAATCAACTTTCAACTTGTTTTTCACCTTTTGGGTGATTTAATAATCCCGAGGAAGCGATTCATCTCTGGGGTATCACAGGCATGTCCAGACAAGACCGCAAAAAGGGGGCCGCCGGGAACGATCCTGTCGTGTTTATTGGCGTTGGCGAAGTTGCGCGCAGGATCGGGCTGTCCAGCAGGACGATCTACAAATGGGCCGATTCGGGTCTGTTCCCGAAACCAGTCAAACTCTCCCCGACCCGAATCGCTTTCATCGAATCTGAAATCCAGGCGTGGCAGGAGGCCCGGATCGCGGAGCGGGCATGACCGACGTGGATGAATTCCTCGGCATCGAAACCGATGTGCCGACCGAAAAACGGGGGCAGAAGAAAAAGAACCGTGGCGGGGGCGGCACCCACCGGACCGCCTCGGACAGCACTGTCATCATGGCCCTGAACCGGCCGGTGTCGGTGACGTTCCTGATGCAGGTCTGGGGGATGGACCGCAAGACCATCCTCAAGCGACTTTCCGAACTCCCCCCGGTCGGCCAGCACCGCGGGAATCAACCTCTTTACGACTTTCGGCAGGCCGCGCAATACCTCGTGACACCGCGCGTGAACGTCGCCCAGCATATCAGGAAGATGGGGGTCGAAGACCTGCCAAAGGCCCTCCAGAAAGACGTATGGGATGCCAAGCTCAAGGAACAGAAATGGCGCCTCCAGGCGGGCGAGCTATGGCCGACCGAGGACGTGCTGGAGGTCCTCGGCGAAGCGTTCCATCGCCTCAAGACCACGACGCAGCTCTGGATTGACCAGTTGAGCGAGGGCCACGCCCTTCCCGCCAAAGTCCGGGAAGAGCTGACGCGCATGGTGGACGCGCTGCAAGCCGACCTGCACCGGGCGCTCGTGGAAATGCCGAAGGAACGCACCACGCCCAGCCAGATCGGCGAACTCGCGGGAACGGACCTTGATGGGTAGGTTTCAGACGCTGGAGGAGATGGTCCTGGCAACGGCGGAAGCCGTGCGCCCGCCCGAACGTCTGACCGTTGCCCAAGCGGCGGAAAAATACCGCTACATCAACAATCCTGGCTCCTATGTCGGCCCGTTCAGAAACGACACGACCCCCTATCTGGTGCAGCCGATGGAGGTGCTGACCTCTGTCGATTTCACGGGGATGATCTTTGTCGGCCCAGCCCAGTGCGGCAAGAGCGACATGAGCCTGAACTGGCTCACCTATTCGGCAGTTTGCGATCCGGCCGATTTCATGCACATCGACAAATCGCAATCCTCGGCGCGCGACTTCTACCAGCGGCGCGTCGAAAAACTGTTTCGGGACACCGCGGCAGTGCGCGAACGTCTCCTGCCGGGCAAGCACCACCAGTCCACCTATTCCACGAAATTTACCAGCGGGATGCTCTACACCCTTTCCTGGCCGACCGTGAACGAGCTTTCGGGCAAGCCTGTCGGGCGGCTCTGGCTGGCGGACTATGACCGGATGGATCAGGACATTGGCGGTGAAGGCTCGCCTTACGACCTTGCGGTGCAGCGAATGAAGACCTTCGGCCGCTTCGGCATGTGCGCGGCGGAATCCTCGCCCTCCCGCCCGATCGAGAATTCCCGCTGGATGCCGCAGTCGCCGCATCAGGCACCACCGACCACCGGCATTCTGGCGCTCTACAATCGCGGCGACCGGCGACGGTGGTATTGGCCCTGTGTGGCTTGCGGCTCCCCGTTCGAGCCAGACTTCTCGCTTTTCGAGTGGCCCGACAGCGAGGACCCGCTGGAAGCAGCCGAGCAGGTTGTCATGCGCTGCCCGCATTGCTCGCACCCCTACCGGGACACGACGCACGACGACACCGGAACGCCGGGCAAACGCGCAATGAACAAGCGCGGCTTCTGGCTACGCGACGGTGAGCAGTTTGTCCCGGATACCGGTGAGATTGCAGGAACACCGGTTCGCTCCCGGATCGCCTCGTTCTGGCTGAAGGGTCCGGCAGCCGCGTTCGCCGACTGGACGGATATGACGCTGAAATACCTCAAGGCGGTCCAGGAATTCGAGGCAACAGGCTCTGAAGAGGCCCTCAAGACTACGGTGAACACCGATCAGGCCCTGCCCTACCTGCCCGCAGGAGTCGAGGCCGAACGGCTTCCCGAGGAATTGAAGGCCCGCGCTCGGGATTTCGGCGAGAAGGTGGTGCCGGAGGGCGTCCGATTCCTGCTGGCCACGGTGGACGTGCAAAAGAGCCGGTTCGAGTGCCAGGTCCACGGGATTGGAGAACACGGCGATGTGTGGATCATCGACCGGTTCAAGATCAGGAAATCGGCGAGACTTGACGAGGACGACGACCCGCTGCCCCTGAATCCAGGCGCCTATGTCGAAGACTGGCACCTGCTGACAGACCAGGTTTTGCTGCGCCAGTATGAGCTCGGCGATGGCTCGGGCCGCAAGATGCAGGTCCGCATGATGGCTGTGGACTCGGGCGGGCGCGAGGGCGTGACCGCGAATGCCTACGAATACTGGCGCCAGTTGCGTAAGGATGGACAGAACCTGCACCGGCGGGTGCAGTTGCTCAAGGGTGAGCACCGGGCGTCGGCACCTCTTGTGCGAATCGACTACCCGGATGCGGAACGCAAGGATCGCCGCGCGCAGGCCCGGGGCGAAGTGCCGGTCATGTTCATCAACTCGAACGCCGCCAAGGACATGGTGAACAACATGCTCGCCCGCGCCGAACCGGGTGGCGGAATGGTGCATTTTCCAGACTGGCTGCCGGACTGGTGGTATGTCGAGCTGACCGCCGAGACCAAGACCGCAAAGGGCTGGGTAAACCCTGGCAAGGCGCGCAATGAAGCCTGGGATTTGCTGGTTTATTGCATGGCACTGGCTCATTCGAGCAAGGTCAGGCTCCCGCACATCGACTGGGAGAATCCGCCAAGTTGGGCCGCTCCCTGGGACGAAAACGATTTGGTGTCGGAGGGAAATAACTTTCGGTTTGATTTTCAACCGAAAAGTGATATTAGCTTGCGAAAACTGGCTGAAACCCTTGGCTAGGGAGACACTCCCGTGACGCTCCAAGAGCAACTCGACGAAGCAAAGGCCCAATACCACCTGCTCGTGACCGGGCAGGCGGCACGGGTCTTCGTCGATCAGAACGGCGAGCGCATTGAATACGTTGCTGCGAATGCCGGACGACTTGCCGCCTATATCGACCGCCTTGGGCGCCAGGTTGCGGGGACCGTGAACAAGGGTCCAATGCGGGTCTGGATGTGATGACGCTGGATGCCGAAGCACGCGCACTTCTCGGGGAACCCGACGTGACGGTATCCTCGGCCCCGCCCGAATCCGCCCTCGTCGGCGGCGCTCACGATGCTGCCCGGCGAAACGAGCGGATGCTGGCTCTGTGGAGTCCGCCGCTGCGCTCGGCCGACTTGGACCTGATCCCCGAAAAGGGAACGCTGGACGCCCGCACTCGCGACGTTTTGCGCAACGACGCCTATGTGCGGGGAGGCGCGGTAATCCATCAGGACAACATTGTCGGCTCGCTCTACGCGCTGAACGCCAAACCGGTTTCCCGCATTCTCGGCCCCGGTTTCGACGACACCTGGGAGGAGGAGTTTCAGGCAGAGGTCGAAGAACGCTTCACGTTGTGGGCGGAAAGCCCGGACAACTGGGTGGACGCCTCGCGCGTCAACACCTTCACCGAGATGGTCCGGCTTGCCGTCGGCGTCCATGTGGCCGCCGGGGAAGTCCTCGCCTCGGTCGAATGGCTGCGCGATGCCGGTCGCCCCTTCAACACGGCCATCCAGTTCATCGATACCGACCGCCTGTCCACCCCGGCGACGGAGCCCGACAACCCCCGGATCGTCGGCGGGATCGAGAAAAATGCACGCGGGGCGCCCGTTGCCTATCACATCCGCGTAGCGCATCCTTCGGACTGGCGCGTGCCCGGGCGAAACATGAAGTGGAAGCGCGTCCCGGCCCGCAAACCCTGGGGGCGGCTCCAGATCATCCACATTCTGGAACAGCACCGCCCCGACCAGACCCGCGGCGTGGCGGAAATGGTGGCGGCGCTCAAGGAAATCCGCATCACCAAGCAATTCCGGGACGTGGTGCTCCAGAATGCGGTGGTGAACGCGACCTACGCGGCCTCGATCGAAGCCGATCTGCCGAGCGCGGAAGTGTTTGCGGCGCTTGGCGGGGTGGACAACCCGGCCGAGGCGATGGGCCAATGGGCCGCCTCCTACCTGTCGCAGATTGCGGAGTATTCGGGTGGAGCCAGGAACCTTGCCCTCGACGGGGTGCGAATTCCGCATCTGTTCCCCGGCACCAAACTGCATCTGCACAAGCCGGGGGACGGCGGGCCGCTCGGCCAGGATTTCGAGCAGTCCCTGTTGCGCTACATCGCGGCTGCGCTGGGCATCAGCTACGAGCAGCTTTCGCGGGATTACACCAACACCAACTATTCGTCGGCCCGCGCGGCAATGGCCGAGACCTGGAAACGCATGGGCGCGCTCAAGCGAATGGTGGCGGACCGGTTCGCAACCACGATCTACCGGCTCTGGCTGGAAGAGGTCGTGAACAAGGGCATCCTTACATCTCTCCCCCGAGCGGCCCGCACCGAAGGTTGGCTCTACCAGGACCAGCGCCTTGATGCGCTCTCCCGTTGCGACTGGATCGGCGCCTCGCGGGGCCAGATCGACGAACTCAAGGAGACCCAGGCTGCGGTGCTCCGCCTGAAATACAACCTCACGACCGAGGAAGACGAGATCGCCCGCATGGGGCGTGACTGGCGGGCGACCAAGCGCCAGCGCGCCCGGGAAAAGGCGATGGACCGGGAGCTGAGCCTTGAGACCCCGGACGACCCGAACATGGTCAACGCAATCAGCGGTGATCCCCGCCAGAAGGACGTGTGAAAATGCCTGAAACGCAATGTGATATTCTGCTGGTGAACCCTGAACGGGTCGAACTCGTCGAAGCGGCGTTGCACCGGTTCAAGACGGGTATTTTCCCGAGTGAGCAAGCCTCGCTGCCGCCCGTATCAGCGGACCGAAATGATGGGTCCGACGATGGCTTCTGGGATGACCCGGAACTGGCCTGGGCACGTCCCTATACTGTGCGGTCCGGCAGTCTGGTCATCCCGGTCAGCGGCGTGTTGCTGAAAGACTTCCCCTACACGTTGAAGGGCATCGTCACCGGTTATGAATACATCGGGGCTGCGCTCTCGCGCGGCCTTGCCGACCCTGGTGTGGGCCGCATCGTGCTGGACATTGATTCCCCTGGGGGTCTTGTCGGCGGCCTTTTCGACCTTGCGGACCGGGTTTACTACGCCAGGAGCGAAAAGCCCATTGTCGCGGTCGCAAACGAGCACGCCTATTCGGCGGCCTATGCAATCGCATCCGCTGCGAGCGAGATCACCGTCGCGCGCACGGGTGGTGTCGGCTCCGTCGGCGTCGTCGTCACGCATGTGGACGTGAGCAAGGCGCTGGAAAGCGAAGGCGTGCGGATCACGTTCGTTCACGCGGGTAAGCGGAAGATGGACGGAAACCCCTACCAGGCCCTCTCGGAGCGCGCGCGAAACAGCATCCAGTCCCGAGTGAACGCCATCTATGACATTTTCGTCGCCACCGTGGCGCGGAACCGCGGCATGGGCGAGGAGGCTGTCCGCCAGACGGAAGCAGCCATCTTCCTGCCGCATGAAGCCATCGAGGTCGGTTTTGCCGACAGGATCGGCAGCCTCGATGAAACCCTGTCGGCCTTTGCCGAACCTGTCACCAGAAAAGGAGATGACACCATGTCCAAGGACAACTCGGCGGTCGAAGAAACCGCCCACGAGGAAGCCCTGGCCGCTGCTCGGGCCGAAGGCGTCGAAGCCGGTAAGGCGGCAGGCGCCGAAGCGGAGCGCGCCCGAATTGGCGCGATCCTCGACAGCGACGAGGCGAAATCGCGCCCCGCAGCGGCGCGTCAGGTCGCGCTGAGAACCGGCCTGTCGGTCGAGGACGCCAGGGCGTTTCTGACCGGGCTGCCGGAGGAGAAGAGCGAGGAAAACCCCGGCTCCATGTTCGTCGCGTCGATGAACGGCGACGAGCACCCGAACCTCGGTGCCGGTGCCGACAACCCGAGCACCGACGCCGAAGACCGCGTGACCCGCGCCTTCGCGGCCGTTGGCGTCCGCTACGAGCAGTAACGCAATCAGAACTGGAGAAACGACATGCCTATCACTCCCCAGAACGGCGACCTGAACGCCGGTGTGGCCGCCCACAGCAGCGAGGTCATCAACCCGTCCCCCGATCCGCTCATCACCGGAGACGCTCCTGCGCTGTCGGCGACTGATGAGGTCGTGGCTACCGGTGTCGTCCTGCCCGCGCTGAGCGTGGTCGGCTTCGACGCCAATGGTGAGATCGTCGAGGCCCTGATCGACACCGCCAACCCGGCCAACTCGATCCAGGCCATCGGGGTGCTCGTCTATGACGTGGACGCTTCGGGTGGCGCGGTCGGTGCTGCGGTTTACCGCCAGGGTGTCCTGAACCCCGACCGGCTGAACTGGCACGCCTCCTTCGCCACCGATGCGGATAAGCGCAAGGCCTTCGAAGGCGCGCCGTCGCCTACCTCGATCATCCTGCGCAAGCCCGTGTGGAACTCGGTCTGATCGCGGGACACTGAAACATAAGCACAAGGAAACAGGAAATGCCTCTCGACATTTTCACGCCGCATGAACTCTACAGGATCATGTTCGGCCCCAACCAGCAGGTTTCGACCTCCCGCTGGCGCACCATGTTCTTCCGGCCCGAAGCCTTCTATTCGGAGCAGGAAGAAATCATGTTCGACAAGATCGACGCCTCGCGCCCCATCGCACCGTTCGTTCTGCCGAACGTCCCGGGCAAGCCGATCTTCCGCCGCGAGGGCGAGCGGATCGAGACCTTCAAGCCCGCCTACACCAAGGTCAAGGACGCGGTGAAGCCCGGCGAGGCGCTGTCCAAGCGCCCGGGTGAGCTGACGGGCCGTCTGCAACTGATGACCCCGCAGCAGCGGTTCGATGCCGACGTGGTGAAGATCACGCGCTTCCATCGGGCTGCCATCGAGCGGCTGTGGGAGTATATGTCGGCCCGTGCCCTGATCGACGGCCAGCTGACCATCAACTACCTGAACGACACCGGCCTGCCCACGAAATCCGTGACCATCGACTACGGTCGCGACCCCGGCCACACGGTCACGCTAGGCTCTGGTAGCCGGTGGGGCGACGCCGGGGTTGATCCGTTCAAGGACATTCAGTCCTGGATCGACACGGTGGCCATGGCTGAATTCGGCGGCAACGTGTCTGATGTGATCATGGGCGCCCAGGCGGCCTCGGTGTTCATGGAGGCCCCGGGCGTAACCAAGAAGCTCGACACCAACGTGCGCGGCACCGAAGCCGTCCGGCTGGAACAGGGGATCATCCGGCAGGACCCGATGGACCCGTTCACCCTGCTGGGCACGCTGGGCAGCGGGGTGCGCGTCTGGCGCGTCGCCGGTCGCGGCAACACGTTCCAGAACAACGACGGCACCTTCACCGACATTCTCGGTCAGAAACAGGTTCTGCTGGTCTCTCCGAGCGTCGAGGGCGTCCAGTGCTTCGGGGCGATCCAGGACGTGGCCTATGAGCTGCAAGCGACGGACATTTTCACCAAGATGTTCGACCAGGAGGACCCGAGCGCCCGCTTCATCCTCTCGCAGTCTGCTCCGCTGCCGGTGATTGTGAACCCGAACGCGACGTTCCTCGCCAACGTGCTGGCGTAAGCACCATCCGCCCGGGCATTCGCGCCCGGGCTATTTCACCTGAAACAGGAAAGAGGAGCCTATAATGAAACTCAAGGCCGTTCACCGCATCATCCGCAAGAAGGGTATTATCGAGCCGAACGAGGAGTTCGACTGCTCGACGGACGAAGCCAACGACTACCTCGCGCTTGGCGCCGCGGTCGAGGTCGCTTCGGCGAAGCCCGCCCGTAAGACCAAGGCCCGGAAAGCCGCCGGGAAAGAGCCGGAAGTCGTCGCCACCGATGGTGCGGATACGACGTCTGGCAACCAGGACGAACTTCTCGGCTGAACATGGCTATCCGGGACCTCAGAAACCGGGCACGGGCGGACCTGCACAGGGCAATGTCGATCCCCGCGATCTACGTCGCCCCGGACGGGACCGCCCAGACCCCCTGCACGATCCGAGTCCATGCCCGGACCAAGGCGTTCGGCGACATGACCGGATTCGACTACGCCCCGGCCGAGCGCATCGAGATCGTCCCGGAAATTATCACTCTCGCCGACGAAGTGACCCCTTCTCGCGGCGGCATGTTTTCGGTGGCAACGGATGAAGCCTACACGGTCGAAGTCGTCATGCCCCGCGACGGGATCACCGTGACCTCGCAGGTCACGCGCATGAGTGCGTCAGAGGTTTCTGCGGCCGGGCTACCCGTCCCGGCGGTGGTGTAGATCATGGTATCGGCAACCATATCCCCGGATGGTCTGGCTTATGTGGTCGCGGTCGAGGGCCTTGATGCTATCGACCTTGACACGGTTCCGGCAAAGATCAGGCAATTCGCCGTGCGCTCGATCAACACCACGGCGCGTAGGTTTCGAACCGAATCGAGCCGCCGCATCCGTCAGCAAGTTGCCTTCCCGGCGCGGTATCTGGACTCCCGCACAGACGGCAATCTTCGCATCACCCGCAACGCTACGGCCGATGCCATGCAAGCCGTCATTCAGGGCCGCTTTCGACCCACCAGCCTTGCCCGTTTCGTCAAGGGGCCGCGCACGGGTGGGCGACGCGCGCCCACGGTCGAAGTTGCTCCCGGCAACCGGCAGAAGATGAACCGCGCCTTCCTGATGAACCTGCGGTCGGGGAATGTCGGCCTCGCAGTCCGGCTTCGCCCGGGCGAGCGGATCGAGAACAAACGCAAGATGGTCCAGATCGACAGCGGCCTTTACCTGCTTTACGGCCCGAGTGTCGATCAGGTTTTTCGGAAAGTCTCGGAGGAGGTTTCAGGCGAAGCCGCCGCCTTCCTCGAAAAGGAATTCCTCAGAATGACGGAGGCACTTCTGTGATCGACTCGTTCAAGCTCAAGGTGCTGAAAGCCCTGACCTCGGCGCTGGAAGAGATCACTGTCGCCAACGGCTATCAGCACGATCTCGCTGGTCGCGTGCACCGCGGCAGGCTCTTGTTCACGCAGGAGGACGGCCTCCCGCATCTTGCCATCAACGAACCTCCGCAGATGCCGGACGGTATCGTTGCACCGGACGGCTCGCCGTCGCACTTTACCAAGCACCCCCTGCTCATTCAGGGTTTCGTCGAAGATGACCGGCAAAACCCGACAGACCCTGCCTATCTGCTGCTCGCAGACGTTCAAAAACGCCTCGCCATCGAAAGAACCCGAGGCAGAGGATACGACATTCTGGGTTTCGGAGATCGCATTCATGCACTCCGCATCGGCCAGGCTGTCGTTCGCCCGCCGGATGCCGTTGTCTCGGACAACAGTTTCTTCTGGCTTCCCGTAACCCTGGAATACGCAGAGGAGCTGCAAAATCCCTTTGCGTGATCCGATATTCACCTATAAGGTGATATTCAATCTTTAGAGTGGAGAAATCGTCATGGACAACATCGTTCTGGGCCGCGGAGAGCTGTTCTTCGACCCCTTCGTCCCGGGGACGGAAAATCTCACCGGGGAGCGGCCGCTTGGCAATACCCCCGCGTTCAGCCTGTCCGTCGAAACGCAGACGCTGGACCATTTCAACTCGGATCGTGGCCTGCGAGTGAAAGACCTTTCGGTCACGCTGGAGACCAACTATTCGGCCAACTTCACGACCGACAACATCAACGCGGACAACGTGGCGATGTTCTTCTTCGGCACGGCCGCCACGCTGTCCCAGGCCGCCGAAGTCGGCAACAGCGACACCCTGACGGTCAAACAGGGCCGTTACTACCAGCTTGGCCAGTCGCCCGCCCTGATTTCGGGCAAACGTAATGTGGCCAATGTGGCGATCACGGGCTCGGTCGAAGGGACGGATTTCACCGTCGATGCCACTCTGGGCCGCCTCTACATCGTGCCCGGCGGGAATATCGCGGACGACAGCACGATCACCGTCACCTACGACGTGAACGCACATTCCCGTTCCCAGGTTCTGTCCGGCTCCGATCAGGTCTATGGCGCGCTGCGCTTCATCGCCCACAACGGCGTCGGCGAGGACAAGGATTTCTACATGCCCAAGGTCTCGCTCAGCCCGAATGGGGAATACGCACTCAAGGGCGACGACTGGCAGCAGATTTCCTTCAACGTGGAAATCCTGCGGCTCGGCACCAACCCGAACATTCTTGTGGACGGGCGCCCCTACTAGGGCGTGAAGGCAGGAGGAGCGCTCGATGAGCCTGACGGCCTTTGAACCGAAGACGGAGATCGTGGAACTCCCGGGCGGCGGCTCCTTCGCCGTCCGGGGCCTTTCGCTGGAGGACTTCACGGTCCTCCTGCGCGCCCATTACGAGCCGATCTCCACCCTGTTCGACCGCTATGTCGCTGAAAGCGCGGCCGAGGCGGTCGATCAGAAGGAGACCGGTGGTGTGATGGGGCTGGGAGATGTTCGCGGAGTCGTTCTGGAAGCCCTTGAGCACGCGCCGGGTCTTATCGGCGACGTGATTGCCCGAGCCGCGGGGGAAACCGAGAACCCGCATCGTGCCAGGCTGCTGCCGATGGGTGTTCAGATCGACGCAATCGAGAAGGTCATCCGCCTGACGCTGGAAGCCGAAGGTGGGCTGGAAAAGCTGGTCGAGACGGTTTCGAGACTGGCGGGCAGCCTGACCGAACTGACCGCAAACCGCTCTCGGTAGATGAATGGGTCGCTGGCCTGCGCGAGATGGCAAGCCTTCTCCAGGCCAACGGCCACCCGGAGGCTCGGCACTATCCGGTGCCGGATTTGTGGCGGGAGACGCAGATAGTGAGACGGAGGCTGAACCGGGAGTTTGTGACCAACGCGGTGCTGACGCAGTTGGCCGTTGCGTCGATTCTCTCCCAGAAGGCCGCAAAGACGTTCGAGAAGCGACTCCGTGATCTGACGGAGGCCTGACATGGCATCGCGCAACGTCGAACTCATCATCCGCGCCAAGGATGACGCGACAAAGGCCTTCCGGTCGGTCAATGCAGCGCTGGAGGAGCTGGCCGCAATCCAGAAGCAGGTCGCGGCCGGTTCCACCGACATGGCGGACGCCCTTGCCAAGGGGGAAACGAGCGCCGGAGGAATGGCCGACGCTCTTTCGAAGGAAACGGGGGCGGCCGCGACCAAAGCGAAGGCTGCCTACGAGCGGGTCACTGCCGCCGTTGACAAGGCCCGCGCCCGCTTCAAGGCCCAGAAGGCCGAACTGGCGGAAAGCGAGGCGGCCTTTCGCGCCTTAAAGGCTCAGACGGCAGCAGCAGCCGAAGCTATCGAGCGGATGCGTGCCAAGATCGGCCCGTTCAATGACGGCTTCAACGAGCGTCTCAAGGCCGCGGAGCGGCAGTATGGGGTGCTGACCCGGCAGGTGAGGAAACTGGCACCTGCCATCGCGCGCCAGCAGCAGGAGCTGGAGGCGGCGGCGGAAAACCTGTCCCGGATCGAAAACGCCGCCGGTGCCGCCGCCATTGCCATGCGGCAATTCGAGGCCGATCAGCGCCGCATCGCGCTGGGCGACAGCGTTTCAGCCCAGGAAAACCTCGCCCGCGCCCTGCGCGAGGTCGAGAGTCGCGGCCGCATAACGGCCGCGGACCAGCGTCGTCTTGCCAAGGCTTTCCGCGAAACCGCTGCTCAGGCAGAGCGCCTGCGGCCCTCCTTGCGGAACGTCCTGCGCGAAATGGCCCGCCTTGGCCCCGAGGCTGACAGGACCGCGCGGGGGATGATCCGGGGCGCCCAAGGGGCGACCAACATGCGGATTGCCCTGCGGGCCTTCTATGGCGATTCCCGGCGCGCGCTGTCGCTCATGCAGCGCATCCGGGGCGAGGTTCTGTCTCTCACTGCGTCCTTCGTAGGCTTCTACGGCGTGTTCCGCACCGGGTCGTCATTTCTCGAAGCCTTCCAGGAACTCCAGGCGGCCGAGAACCGTTTTGGCGCAGCCTTTCAGCAGAATGCGCAGCAGGTCAGCGGCGAACTGGCACTGATCCGAAGCGAAGCGGAGCGGCTGGGCTTTTCCTTCGGCGTGCTGGCCGACAACTACTCGAAGTTCCTGATTTCGGCACAGGCCGCCGGGCTTGAGACGGCCAAGACGCGGAAAATCTTCATCCAGGTGAGCGAGGCGGCTCGCGTTCTGAAACTGTCGAACGAACAGGTTTCGGGCGTGTTGACAGCCATGAGCCAGATCGCGGGCAAAGGCACGCTCCAGATGGAAGAGCTGCGTCAGCAGATCGGTGACAGGATTCCCGGCGCGGTCGGCATCATGGCCAAGGCGCTGGGCTATGGCGAGGACCGACTGGGTGAGTTCTACAAGGCGGTGCAACAGGGCCAGATCGGCGCCGAAGAGGCTCTCGTGGCGCTCGGTCAAGGGCTGGAGGAAACCTATGGGGGCCAGCTGGATTCCGCCCTGGAATCTGTGACGGCGCGGATCGGCCAGTTCCAGAACCTCCTGTTCAGCCGCCAGCTGACCGCAGCCAATTCGGGTTTCATCCAGGGGCTTGAGACGGCCCTGGAAGCCCTGAACAAGTTTCTGGCCAGCGAACAGGGCATCCGCTTTTTCGAGGCGCTCGGGGCGGCCTTCGGCAAGCTGTTCGAGCTTCTGCCGGGTGTTCTGGAGCATTTCAACAAGCTGATCTTCGCGGTGAAGGTGTTCGCCGCCATCAAGATCGCTCAGGTCGTCTCTGGCCTTGTCGGCACCTTCGGCAATGTCACGCGCGCAAGTTTCGGCGCACGCCGTGCGATGGTGCAGATGAACCGCGTGCTGCTCGCCGCTTCGCCCGCCTTCGCCCGGGCGGTGGTGTCGGCCACGCGCTACGGTGCGGCACTGCGCGGTCTGCGGCAGGTGCTGTTCTCGGTCATCGCCGCGGGCCGGGCGCTGATCCTCTCGGTCGGTGGCCCGATTGGCGCGGTCGTGACGGCGCTTTCGTTCTTCGCGCTCGATTCCATCGGCAGTGTCGATGAAAACGTCTCGGCCCTGAACAAGACGCTCTCGCGCCACCGCGAGATCGTTCAAGCTCTGCAAGGTGCCTACCTGGCGGCCGGTGAAGGCGCGCAGTCGTGGAAGGAAAAGCTCCAGGACCTGACCGAAATCGAAGTGGCCGCCAACCTTGAGCGGTTGCGCAAGCAGCTTTACGAATTCCGGTCCGACTGGAAGAATACTCTGAACACCATACGGGGCAGTGCACCCGAAACCCGCGCCCTGCTTTACGACCGCGCCCGAAACGACCGCGAGCGTCAGCTGGTAAAGGACCTATTGGCCGCAGACGCGGCGTTCAACCGGGGTGAAATCAGCGCGAAGAAGTTCCTGGAGGCCATCGAACGGGTCCGCGAGGCGGCGCCCGACATGCTCCCGGTCGGCGTTCTCGAATCCTTCGTCAAGATCGCCAAGCAAGGGCTTGAACTGGAAAACAGCATCGCGGAAGCAGAAGCCGTCCTCCGCCTGATGAACGGCACGGCGACCGAAGCCGACAAGGTGCTGCTGGGCCTAGCCGAGGCCACCGAAGAGGTCGCGCAGAAGGGCGTTTCGGTCACGAAAGCCTATGAAGGCTTCGAGGCGGCGCTGCGTGAGCTGGCCCGGAATATTCCGAGCCTCAAGGCGGAACTCGACCGCTTCGATTCCATCGCGAAGATCGAACAGCAGTTCCAGGCGGCGCTCAAGGCAGCACGGGCCTTGCCTGACGAGATCATGCGGGTTGCCGCCGCCCAGGAGGCATTGGCGCGCAGGCAGGTAGCGCT